CCCCAGTCCACCTTTCTACAATACAACTAACAATCACGATATGGCGAACTTTTTAGTTCATATTCTGATGAAGTCTCCCTCGATTCCCCCCTCCTTCAGCACCATGATTGGTAGTTGGTATTGCGTCGCCAGATGGCGACGCGATGCGCATCATTATGGTTCCATCGCTACGACCGTCCTCCTCGTGGTATTCTCTCTTGTTTATAATTCGTTGATTGCGCATTGTTGTATTGGGTTGTGTGCGATGATTTCTTACGGCGTTTGTTACTTCTTGGCGCTTGGTGAGGATGGGTACTGCTTTGAAAACGCTGTTGGGTTTACTAGATTGCCACCATTTGTCGACAAGGGGCGGTTTCTTGATGCTTATCCGTTGGCGAGGGATTTGCCCGTGGTTGTAGTTGGCGAGATGTTGCATTATTTGCCGGATGCGGAGCGGAGGTTGTCTCAATTTCCCGATGGTATGTTATTGGGCGCCAACTCACAACAACAGGCGTTTGAGGACCTGGCCAATTATGCACGTGATGTATCTGGTCGTATGCCAGTTTCTGGGCAATTGAATGGTCAGCTGAGCAGGTATGTTGGGTCTACAGCCTTGGAGTTGCCAATATTCCCGCGACGACCCAATTTCCACACCTTGCACGCTCACCGCCGGATCCGCGGGGATGAGGAGGAATTTTATGGCCACGCCATCACTCGGCCAATGAATACCGTCTCAGCGTTGGAGGCGTCGAAGGTGTTGCTATCTGGCATGGAGGTTCTGGGGTCCACTGAGGAGCGTGCCGCGGTTGCTTTGGACGCTTTCTTTGAGGGTATAGCTACATCGGTGCCACCATCGTCTCCACAGTATCATCGACTGTTGGCGTTGATAGGGCCAATGAGATACTCGCCTCGGATAGAGGAGCACAGGGCAGCTGGTACGATCAGGCGTGCCGCGCTAAATCATGCCATCACCACATTGCAAGGTGCGATTGTCGGGCTTATTTCACCTAGTAAGGCGGAGATGCACGCTTTTCCTAATGCTGCGATTTGGGAGTATACGGATGCGTTAGACGCCTCGAGACGCACAAAGCACTGTGCGCAATGCAAACTGCCAACGTGCAAGGTACGTGATGAGGCGGCGAAGGCTGGAAGGGTCTTGCGATCCAATGATTGGCAACGTGCTGCGGGCCA